TGCCATAATTAAGCCGTAGCAAAATTATTAAAGATTAGTCCCTGCTTTCCACCTTCTTCGCTTATGCCTTCGACTGTATCTCTAATAAAATCTGCATCTCCTTTTATATTTCCATCTACGTTAAAGTTAACTACTGTAGTCGGTGTAGCCGTTGCTACTCCTTCTTCTACAAATTCTCCAGTAGGCTCATTTGCCGAAGCGAAAGCAGGAGTAGAAGCCCCACCACCACTAGGAGCTGAAGCGGATGCTGATCCTCCCCCTCCAGAGAATGATTTTAGTAATGATCCTAAAGCTACTAATGCAGCCCCAGCCACGATAGCACCTGTACCAGATACAGCATTCATAGCCTCGACTGCAATACCTTGAGCTATAAAGAATGTACCTAATTGGATCGCTAAATCTCCAATAGTACTTAATAAAAATTTACCGAAATTCTCAAAAACATTCTCACCCTTAGCTAGAGATTGTACGATATTCTGGATTCCTCCAGCTATCCCTTTAGCTAAGCCGTTTTTAACTATAGATGCAGTTTGAGCCGCTACTTTGGCCATTTGCTCTTTAGTTTTTGTTATTCCTATCGCTACATTTGCAAATGTACCCTGTAATAGAGATGCGAAAGTCTGAGATTGAGTTACCACTGTATCTATTTGAGCCTGAGTAGCTTCAGAAGTTATCAATCCTTCTTCTTCAATAATCGCTCGCTGCTCCTGGAAGAATAGTCTTAAATCTTCATTTTTAACTGCTAATCTTTCTGCTAGTGGGAATTCTGAAATGCTAGCTAAAGCATTATGGAAATCCTGCTCTACACTATTTGTAACTTCCTCAGAAGTCTGCTCAAAATCTTTAAGGCCCTGAGATAGTCCCTCTCCGATTCCTAAAGTATCTAAAACTTTAGCTACTGCGAATCCTAGATTTCCTATTCCTGAAACTATCTGAGCAAATGCTAAATTTACTCCCGACTGGACTACATTTGCAATATTTATAAGTTGCTCTAAAGGTGCTGCTACATAGGTTATTAAAGCATCATTGAATTTTAACATGGGATCGATAACGTGAGTAAATATATTAAAAGATTTTGTAACCTCACTGTTTAGATCCTGGATAACCTCAATAAAAGCATTAGCTCCAGCTATTACTAGAGGAGAGAAAGTCTTTCCGAAATTAGCCGATAAGTTAAATAGATTATCACCTAATGTAGAGATAACTCCAGTTAGAGTCTTAGATTGCTTCTCCATACCATTAAAAAATAATCCAGTTTCGCCTGTCATATTCCCTAAGGCCGTAGTGAATTCTTCAAAAGGAATTCTACCTCTAGATATATCATCTCTAATAGTTTTTAGAGATCTTCCAGTCTGTTTAGCCAATTCTGCATAGATATTGACTCCTCGATCTGCAAATTTATCTAATTCCTGGAGAGTTAACTTTTGAGTAGATACTAATCGTCCAAATGGGATAGTTAATTCAGTAATATCCGCTCCTACCCCTGCTGCTATATCTCCTAGCTGCTGAAGTGTAGGGAGGATATCTTTCTGAGCTACTCCAAATGATAATAACTGTTTTGTAGCCTCAGATAATCCCGTCAATTGGAAAGGTGTAGATGCTGCAAATTCTTGTAGCTCTTCTACTTGTTTTTGAGCAGCCGAAGCCGATTTTAGCATGACTTCAAACTGAGTATTTATAACTTCTAATTGAGCTGCATCTTTAGCGGCTTTAACTAGAACTATTGAGCCTACAGCCGTAGCTGCTGCTGCTATTTTACCTAAAGTTGGGAGGATATTGTCCTTAGCATTTGTAGAAAAATTCTTCCCGAATTTCTTCCCACCTTTCTCCCCAGCATCGGATAATTCATCTTCAGCTTGATTAGATACAAACTTAATATTTCCATTTTCATAATCAATTATTAGTTTTATATCAGGTGATGCCATTTGCAAAAATCCTTTTTAGCTCATCCTCTCCTACCATGTGAGGATCTTTATACTTATCGTCCATCTCTTTAAAAATACCATTGATAAACTTATCTCTGGTCTTCTCTTTCATATAAGGACTTCCGATTTCCTCAATTCTTCTAATCCTCTCGGCTGCTTTATTCGATCTCATGGCAGTTAGCATAACCGAGAGTCTTTTGGCATTTATTTTATAGATTTCTACAGGGCCGATATGATAGTGATGGCTCATTTCCATCATTATCTTATCAGTTTCAGAGATATCTACTTTTTTACGGAGTTAATCTCCTGCCAAATTAACATAATATGCTTAGCTTTGATCGCTTTTAGACTGAAAAATTTCTCATCCAATCCTAGCTTAATAAGCCAAGCCTTCATTTTAGCTATAGCTTCCTCGCCTCCGAGTCCTTTAAACTCCTTAGCGATCTCCTGAGCTTCCTCAAAAGACGGATATTCTACGTTAAAAACTTCTACACCTACTTTAATAGGGTATTTTTCTTCTTTAATTACTAACATTTTTTACCTCATTTTATGTTAAAAAGTCCCTGAGGTATAAGCCCAGGGACGCTATGTAATTATAAAGCTGCTAAATCGATCTTAGTTTTATCTCCGATTGAGAAGATATTGATCGCTTCTGGCATAGTTGAATCTAGAGCCGATACGAATTCACACTCTACAACTTGTAATTCTTTATTAAAGTTAATAGAGCTTGGATTAGGTACTGCTAACATTTGCCAGTCATTTTCTCTCTCTGAGAAAGCTGCTGAAGCATCATGACCGATTAACTTTCCAATTTTAGTCATTAGAGACTTAAAGAAAGCTGCTGTACCAAAACCGATAAGCTTATCAGGGCCATTTTCATAAGTACCACCTAGAGGTTTTACGAATAATTCCTCAAACTTCTCTTTAGAAGTATCTGTAATACTCATAGTAATAGTAGCTACAAGGCCGATTAGCCATTTTTCTACTGCTACTGATCCAGTCGCATCTGCAAATTGCTCTAAGAATTCAAATTCAAAAGCTGCACTAGCTCCATCTTCAGATAAAAGGCCAATAGCCCCACCGAAAGACTGCTGCTCTACTGTTAAAGTTAGAGTAGCTTCTGCTGAATCATCTTCTGCAGTTATTAGTCCGATAAAATTGTTAATAATTTCTACTCCTGCACCTTCTACTACAGTTTGAAGTAAATCAGCGGAAGCCGATCCTTCTAATGCAGCTACTAGAGCAGTATTTAGAGCCGCTACATCCGCAGCCGCAGCTACATCTACAGTAGCGATTAGTGTTAGTCCTGCTGGAGCTGGATCTGCACCACCGTTAGTCATGTGGACATAACCTAAAACCTCTACATAATCTTCTCCGATTAAGTTTAGTGGAAGTACTGTCTCGCCTACTGGTAGAGCAGAATATTCTACTAGTCTACAGTGTTCGATTCCGTAGTACCATTTCTTAGGATTTACCTTAGAATTAACTACCTTTTTTGATTTACATAATTTTGCCATTTTACTCTCCTATTCCATAAGATATTGTAAATATAAAGTTAGTTTCATAGCTGTAAATATCCTGAGAATCTAGTACTTCCCCTGGATTGACATTAGAGCTAGTCATTCCCTTAATATATTCTTTACTATTTATTGCCGATCTGTCTAGTATCAGATCCTTAATTATTAAAGCTTCCTCAAATCCCTCATCGAAATCTGCATTTTTATCCCTAGCACCTTGGCGATAAGTCTTTAAATTGACAGGTATTTGCTGGACATTCCCTAATTCATCATCGATTAACTTTACTGAAGGGCCAAAACCTACAGCATACTGATAATTAGCTTTAGTCCCTACTAAATCCTCGTCTTTATGAAAGGGATTATCGATCATAATGTACTTCGATGAGCAGGCTTTAATACTATCTTTAATATGCTTTCTGATTTCTGATATCATAGTTATCTGCTAAAGAATGTAGGAGTAGTAGCTATAGCCCCATCATCCTCATCTACATTCCCATCCTTATTAGTATCGTATTCAATTTTGTATCTCTTTCTAGAATTAGCTCTTTTTTCTGCATAGTCTACTAATTTTTCATTAAA